ATCAGATCTACATCAGCACGCTCGAGGTCGAGGTCGATGCCCCGGACCGCACGGAGTGGGTCAAGGGCAACACCACCACCAGCGGCGTGTTCAGTGTGACCTACACCAATCGATTCTATGTCGAACCGAGCCTGGCCATTACAGCCCAAAACATGACCTCGGGCGACTACTACACGATCAGCAACGAATCCGAGACCGGGTTTGATATTCAATTTTTTGACAGCGGCAACAGCGGGATCAGCCGCACTTTCAACTATTTCGCAAGGGGTTACTAAATGAGCCAGCACGACTACATTATCAGCAACGACACAGGTGCGAATGTTCGCTCGGATCTGAACAACGCACTCGGCGCGATTGCCAGCGTCAACTCAGGCGCAACCGAACCTTCCACGACCTATGCGTATCAGCTATGGATGGACACCACGAACAATGTCCTGAAGATCCGCAACTCGGCAAACTCGGCGTGGTACACCTTGCCGATCTCTCCGGTTGCGAACAACACGGTGGACATCAACGGCGGCACGATTGATGGTGCAACCATTGGCGGATCTTCTGCTGGTGCGGGTACTTTTACCAATCTGACTGCAACAGGAACATCATCCCTCAATGGCGCAGTCGTCATCAACGAATCCGGTGCAGATGTCGATTTCCGTATTGAGTCGGATACCAATGCCAATGCGTTATTCTTGGAAGGCTCCAGCGGTAATGTTGGGATTGGTACGAGTAGTCCTGCAAGTTTGCTTGATATATCGCAGTTTGGCGGTACTCCAACCATACGAATTACTAATTCAGACGGAACTTTTAGCGCAGGCCAAGATATTGGCAAGTTTGAGTTTTTCTGTAATGACCAAAGCACCCCCGGAGCAAGGGTAGCTTCTTATATTCTTTCTCAAGCCGCAGGAGTTAATGGGGGAGGCGATCTTCAATTTGCCACATGTGAAAATACCGGAACCGTTACAGAGCGCATGCGTATCGACTCCAGCGGTAATCTGTTGGTGGGCCAAACAACTGCAAGCACATCAGCAACAGGGACAATTATAACTCCTTCTGGTAAGTCTTATCACATTGCTACAAGTGATTTTGCACTTGCGCTAGATCGTAAATCTACAGATGGCACTATACTTGAGTTTCGCAAAGATCAAACTGTTGTGGGGAGTATTGGTGTTTATGGCGGTGATTTATATATTGGAGCACTTGGGAATATTGGTGTTTCACTTTTTGATGCAGCAAATTGTTTTGTTCCTACGACTAAAACAGGCTCAGCACTAGACAATGTAATGGATTTGGGGCGTTCTACCCATAGATGGGACGATGTCTACGCCACCAACGGCACTATTCAAACCTCTGACCGCAACGAGAAGCAAGACATTGAAGAACTGTCCGAAGCTGAACAGCGTGTTGCAGTAGCGGCTAAGGGACTGCTTCGCAAGTATCGCTGGAAGGACTCTGTTGCAGAGAAGGGTGACGAAGCACGAATCCACTTCGGTATCATTGCACAGGACTTGCAGGCTGCCTTTGAAGCTGAAGGCTTAGATGCTGGCCGTTATGCCATGTTCATCCATTCAACTTGGTGGGAAACCTACACCGATGTCCCTGCGGTAGAAGCCGTGGATGCCGTGTACGAAACGCAGACCGACGAAGAAGGCAATGAGGTTCAGGTGCTTGTATCCGAAGCCGTAGAAGCCAAAGAAGCCTACACCCGCACAGACACCCACGATGAGCCTGTTGAAGGTGCTACGGAAAAATCCCGCATGGGTATCCGTTATCCAGAACTTTTGGCCTTCATCATTGCAGCGATTTAAGGAGTCATCATGGCCGCAACATTTACTTGGGCAATCGCCAATCTCGAACGCAACCTTTCTGATGGTGGCGTAACTCGTGTTCACTTCAAAATCGAAGGTGTCGATGGTGAACATTCAATGGGTGCGCAGGGTACTCTGGACTTTGAACCAGACGCATCTGCGGATGGCTTCACGGCCTTTGACAGTCTGACCGAATCACAGGTGATCGGTTGGGTAAAGGCAAAGCTGGATGTCGAATCCATTGAGGCTCAGATTCAAGCCAAGATTGACGAGAAAGCTAACCCTGTCACCGCAGTCGGAATGCCTTGGAATTGATGACATGGAACCAGTCGTCTTTTGGAATGTAATTCTTACCGCATTTCTTTCCATTGGCGGCTGGTTTATCCGCAATGTGGTGACTGACCTTCGCCGTATTGAAAAGCAGATGTACGAATGCCAGTCCGGGTTGAACGACAAGTTTGTCCGCCGGGATGACTACAAAGAGGACATCCGTAGGGTTGAACATAAGCTGGATCAAATTTTTGACATCATCGAGCGCCGCGGCGCAGAACGCAGGAATGTGGCATGAGCTGGTTTTTTCCCTGGACCTGGATGCAAATGATGCAACCACCACCGCCAGCCGCTCCGCCAGCGCCTCCGGCCGTGATTTATATGATCCCGGCACCACCACCGCGACCATGTAGGCGCGCCTCGCTGCCGCCGTTTGCATGAACATTGATCTGGGCAAGATCCTCGGCAGCCTGTTGCCGGTTTTATTGGCCGCGATTGGCTGGTTGATCAGCTCGATCAACGATCAGGATCGGCGAATCCAGTCGTTGCAAGGACAGATGATGCTGTTGGTGGCGCCCGACGGTCAGATTATTCCGTCACCCGACAACGCCTTGGCGCGTCAAAAGCTGCGCGAAGAAATGATGGAGCATTTGCACGATCTAAAGGTCCGCACCACATTACTCGAGGAGCGCAAGCCGTGATCCTGTTGCGTCTGGTCGCATTGATCATGGCGCCGCTGTTTTTTTCTGGTTGTAGCTACCTGGGAGCCCTGACATCAATGCTCCCAGGTGGCGGCGATGGGGTTGCTGCAAACGTCCAGGCTGGCCAGGAAAACACCCAAGCCGTGATCTCAAGCGAAGAAAGCGACTCTATCGAAACCGGGGATCACTCTGTTGTCACTACTACCGAAGCCTCCCGCGCCAATCACGTCAGTGGAACGCAAATCAACAATGAGTTGCCCGATTGGGTTTTGCTTTTGTTGATCCTTGGCTGGGTTTTACCAGGCCCCGCTGAGATCTGGCGCGGGCTGGTGAACGCGTCCGCCGCCCTTCGATGCCACAACTGCAAAAACCGAGTGACGTAGTGTGTGCGTCATATTTGCGTCTTTGATTTCTATCTTGTTGTTTTAGTTGGCATTCCGCCGCCTCTCCCGGGCACCATTTTCGAAGATTCAAGCACTTACGCAGTAAGCCGCAAATCTCGCAAAAACCCCGCAGATCGTTGATCTAGCGGGGTTTTTTTTGGCTTTTGCATCCACAATCCCCCGCAGGCATACTCCCGCAAATCGCGAGCGAGTGCGTCAACAGTGCGTCAAATGCGTCAGCCTGGGAGAGATTGTGGCGACCTATCGAAAACGCGGAATGTCCTGGTATGCCGAAGTGCGCAAGCAAGGCGTGCGTCAGTCGGCGAGTTTCAGCACGAAAGCTGAGGCCCGCGCATGGGCCAATCACATCGAAACTGAGATCGAGCAAAACCGCATCGTCCAGGGCGGCAAATTGACCCTCCGAGACATGCTCGAAAAATACATCCGCCAGGAATCGATCAAGAAAAAAACCTACCAAAACGAAAGGATGAAATTGTCGCGATTTTTCCGCGATTTTGAGGACCTGGCCAACCTCCCCCTGGCCGACGTGACAGCGACCCACATCGGCGAATGGCGCGACCGGCGACTGCGCCAGGTCAGCGCGAGCACAGTGCGCCGCGAGTGGGTAATTCTGTCGCATGCGTTTCGGATCGCGATGCGTGAATGGAAACTGATCGGGCACCACCCCATGGCGGAGGTCCGCCGCCCGCAAGAAAAGGCACCACGCAATCGGCGCCCGACCGAGGATGAAATATGGCGCCTGGCCTGGGCGCTGGGATGGAATGAAGAGCGGGCGATTCGGCGCCCTGGCCACTTTGCTGCGGCCGCCTGGTTGTTCGCAATCGAAACCGCAATGCGCGCCAGTGAGATCACAAACCTGACGTGGGAACATGTCCACGATCGGCATGTGCATTTGCCGATGACAAAAAACGGCACCTCGAGAAACGTGCCGCTTACCACAACCGCGCGTCAAATACTGTCGCGGTTACCTCGGGAGGATGCGCCAGTTTTTCAACTCACGCCACAGCGACTCGATGCGCTTTTCCGCAAAGCGAAAGCGCGCTGCAAGATTGAAGATCTGCATTTTCACGACTCCAGGCGCGAAGCGCTGACCCGACTCTCCAAAAAATTCGACGTCATGGAGCTGTCCAAGGTCAGCGGCCACCGCGACTTGCGAATCCTACAGGGCACCTATTACGCGCCCACGATCGACGACTTGGCCGACAAGCTCGACTAAGCAACGCGTCGATCCTGGTGACGTTCGGCCCAATCGATCACCTCGCTGCGTTTCCAGCGCGGCTGCCCGCGTCGGCCGGTGGTGCTCGGTATCCAAATCGCTTGCGGAAATCCAGGCACCGGAACCACGCGCTCTTTGACCTGGCGCGAATTCATGCGCAGATATTCGGCAATGTCATCCGCCGTCCACAGCTCCGACCCTGCCGGCACGATGGGATGCGTTTGGCGTTGCAAAATGCTGACCAGGCTTTCGAGATCAACTTGCATTTGCTCTCTCCTTTCTGAGTTGAGAAGGCGCCTTGTTGCTGAACGTCCATTGTTCGGGTCGTGGCTTCGAGCCTGGCAAAGTGATCGCGCGCGGCGCCAAATACAGGTCGCGATTCTTTGCCTTTGTCAAAAGTTGCTGCGCCTGCTTAATGGCCTCGGCCTCGGTGCGGGTCCAACCGACAACAGGCCCGCTTGGCATCTCGACCTGGTAACACCAGGGCAAGGCCGCATCGTTTTGGCGCGTCACTTTGAACATGTGTAAAACCCCTCCCGGATCGCCTCAGCCGCAACGTGCAATGCAAATTTGACCGGCGCGTCGCGATCGAGCACGGTCATATCGTCCGGCAGCACCGACACCATGTAGTCATAAGCCTCGATCAATTCAGGATCGTCGAGCGTGACCGGACCGATGCACAGAACGTCTGGCTCAGCAATCAGGCCAGACTTGAAATCAACATTGATGAGATTGGTCATTGGAAAAAACCCCGCAGTAGAAATAGATCGAGCAACACGCTGATGCAGCACAACTGCAACAGAGCGGCGGCAAGCAAGCCAAGCCATTCCCAGCGCATCACGCGTGCCCTGCCTCGCGTGCATGCTTGGCAATAATTTCGAGACGACGCGCCTCGCGCTGAGTGGAAGTGATGTATGGGCCGGGCTCGATCTCTTGACCGATCACCGGCAAATTGCGGCGCGTGCGCCATGCGTCAATGACGCGCTGGACGATGCTGTAGATGTGCATAAAGGCCCCTTTTTTGTGCTTGTGTGTGGATATGCGAGCACAATGTTACGCAGGGGGGGGGGGGGGGGGGGGGGTCAAGGAATATTTTACGCAATGTTACAAACTGTAACAAATAAAAAACCGGCACAAGGCCGGTCGTTTAGTTTCAAGAAGAAAGAAACTATTTCTCTTGGATCATCTCACAAACACGATCCAGCGCCTCCCTCCCCTTGTCCGTGGTTTGCAAATAACACATCACCACGCGTGACAGATCGTCGGTCAATAACAACTCATCGGGAATGCCTGGGATCAGCAACACCCATGGCTCGATGTTCAAAGCGCGCGCCACCTTCTCGATGTTGCCAATGGTAGAGCCTGACACCAGCGGATCAGGCCGCAAGATGTTGCCAATGGTTTTTGCAGATACGCCCGACTTCTTGCCGAGCTGTGCATGCGATAGGAAGCGCACGTCCATGATGCGCCGTAGATTCGAGGCCACTACGTCAGCCTGCAACAAAGTCATTCAGTCAATCTCCTCTCAGTCTGACCGATTGTGGGGCCGACTCATAAGCATATCAACCACGCAAATACCTGGGGCTTTCAAAACAGGTCGGCCCTGTGTAACAGATTGAAACATTCCGCCAGACAGACCTGTTTGCAATCGCGCAATCTTTTGCGCTACTCTCGGGCGCCATGCGTCACAAAGACCCAACTCAATCCTCCAGTGGGCACAGTCGAGCCACTTGGTTTTCCCCCCTGTTTCATTCCAGGGGGGCTTTTTTTTCCTGATGGCCGGCGTCCGACTCAATGATCAAGAGCTTGACATCCTGCTCGCCGAGCCGCCGCAGCTCCTCAAGCTGTATGTGGTCTTGCTGACCATGATGGATTTTGACACCGCCATCGTCGGCCGCTATCCACGACTCTCTGAGCGCGCCCTCTTCGAGCGCCTTTATGTCGAAACCCAACAAGGTCGCCAAGTCTCTGGCTCACCCACGCGCAAGACGATCCGCTACGGCCTCGAGCGCCTGCAAAAGCTCGGCCTACTGCAACACCTAGGACCGATGGTTTTCCGATGCCTCCTCGCCCAACCAATCAAATTGCGTCCGAAAAAAGAGGGGCCAATGAGGGGCCAACAACAGGGGCCAGGCGAAACCCAAGCGGGACAAGGCCTGGCGCCACATGAGGGGCCAATGAGGGGCCAAGAAGAAGGGCCCACCTCCTCTTTCCTAATACCCAATAAAGAACCTCTGTACCAAACCACTACCCATGAGGCGCACGCGCGCGAACCGGCCCTGGTCTGGTCCAGCGGACATCCATCGACTGCCCAACGATCCATGAGGAGATTCCATGCAAAAGATCAACGCAGTGCTGCGCAGATCTTCGCCGACGAATGCAAAGCCTTCGAGTAATTGCCCAAGCGATGGCACGCACCGCAGCAAGGTCTCCAAGGTCACCGAACGTGTGTTCGCCAGGATGCAATCGATCTACGGCCACCTCTGGTCCGGTCAATTCAAATCTTCGGAGCTTCTGGAATGCGCCAAGCGGGAATGGACTTTAAGCCTCGAGGGCATCAACCCCAAGGAAATCGGTCGAGCGATCGAGCTGATGAAGGTCGAGTCCAGGATGCCACCCACACTTCCGGCATTCCTGGAACTGTGCGCACGCAGCAACACGATCGCAGCGCACAAACCGTTCACCGCACTACCGAGACCGACCAGCAACCGGGACGTGGCACGCGCAGCCTTGGATCAGCTGCGCAAGATCGTCAACCTACCACCGAACGCGAACGTGCCTGGCAACGCATCCAACGTGACGCACCCGAGCACGCCGCCTTCCTCGAAGCCATGCGGCAAACCTTCGGCCGCATCCAGCTGCAACACTTCACGCTAGGCAACGAAAGGATCTGGCCATGATCAGCATCGACGTCGATTTCAGCAAAGACCTCAAAGCCTTCGAGCGCGAGCTCACCGATGCCGAGCGCAAACTGGTGAAGCCATCCGTGACCTCAACCCTCAACCGACTGGCCGCCAAGGTGCGCACCCAATCGCGTCGAGACATCGCTGCTCACTACCGCATCCCGCAAAAAGTGATTGGCCCCAGGATTTTGATTCGTCGCGCTAAGGGCAACAAACTCACAGCGCTTGTTCACACTCGCATCAGTCCAGTGCCCTTGCGACTGCTCAACCCTCGGCAAACTAAAACCGGAGTCAGCATTCGCGGTGGACGCCGCGAAGCCGGTGCCTTCTTGGCAACAATGGACTCGGGCCATGTCGGCGTGTTCCGTCGCATCGGCGGTCGTCGCGGTGATCCACGCAAAGTCAAAGCCGGCAAAAACGTCGGCCAAACCTATCGCCCCGAGCTGCCGATCAAGGAGCAATACCTGGCCCTGAACAATGGCCCAGACATCACCCGCCGCGCCTTCGAACGCACCGCAACCTCAGAAAACTTTGCCCGCGAATTCATGGCGCAACTGCGCTATCGCATCAATCGTCGCCTGGGCTACCTGGTGGCCAAGTGATGGGTCCTTCCCAGGCAATGCAATGCGGGTGTGGTGGGCG